AACAAAGGGAATACAATGAATAGCATCTGATACAACGTCTCACCATGTACCGCCGTTAGGCTAATGGTCTATCTACGTTGGCTACAGATGCTAATGAGTATCATTTGCATCGTAAGAGTCTTACGTATTACGTATGCTACATATGATATATTGTATACCACAAAAACCGGTTGTGGGGGTCGGGGGGTCCGATCGCAGCAATGAATTACATCTAAAAACTATCTCGATATCTTTTATACGTAGTAATTCAGTTGATTGCTTTTGCAATCTATTTACCACTCCATGCTACGATATAACAAATAACCTACTCCAACCAGCCAAATCGTAAATACTACCCAATCACCGTTTAATTCCATGTTTCTTTTCGTATCTCCTCATAAAATCGATAGCCCACGCCAAGGCCTCAGTTTGCTCATTTGTAAGCCCTCCGGTATGTTGGTACGTCTTATCCATTTAAACGCACCAGTGAGGCTGGGCGCGCTTTATATGGCACTTCTAGCGTGCTTTCCTCGGTATGGAACGAATCTGCAATGATTAACTGACAAAATTGCCCCAGAACTGATTGGGTCAACGGTTAAATCAGGAGTTGGGTTATTTCTCCAAACTTCTAGTTTAGAATCAGGATCTTCACCATATTTGATTAATTCCCTGCAATAATCAAATATTGGAGTATCTGAAGTATTTGGGATGTCTTTTCTATTAACTTTGATTGTTCTCATAAAATACCTATTAAGTTGACAATATTATAATATATCTGTATAATAGCGCAATGTCAAGAAAATATCTAGGACTGGCGGTCTTATGTGTTGTATTTATTATACTTGGAACTATTCAAGTTAATGCTCACGATTGGTATCCTATCGGTTGTTGTGGTACTGTCCATTGTCATCCAATCGATTCTTGCTCAGAAATCATAGAACAAGCTAAAGGTTACCTACGCTGGAACAATCATATCTTCTCCCCCGATCAGATTCATCCCTCTCAAGACAATCAATGTCATGTCTGCATTAATAACTACAACCAATCCGTCTGTATCTTTACCCAGCAGAACTCTTAGTTCTGCGACCAACAGAATTCCTGATAAAGTTAATTCCTTAGAAGAACTTATAGAAGGATTAGATCAAAGAGGATTACTAGTAGTAAGTATATTACTAGGTCAACAAGCTATGAAACTCTTAACAGAAGATAAAGTAAATGCCAGCAGGATATGAGAAGATAAGAGATAGCTTTGTTGCTAAGGGTATGTCTTTAAAGGCTGCTAAGACTAAGGCTGCTAAGATATGGAATAGTAAACATAAAGGAGCTTCTGCAGTAGGCAGAGGAAGGAAGTAAATGATGGCTAAAGCTATAGATTGGTTCTTATGGGGTGTCTTTATGGGCATGGGCTGGCTTATCAGCCAGAATGTCTTGACCTTCATAGGTTCATTAATGCATAAATAATAATAAAGGAAAGTAAATGTTGAAAGTTAAAGATCTCACCACTGGTGAGGAAGTAGAAGTTGCAGTATTAACTACAGAAATGGAACTAGCTAAGCTTGAAGGCAAGGTTAGTGTAGAGGAAGTTACCTGATGCCAAAAGCTTCTGCTGCCAAAAAGGCAGATATGGCTAAAGATAAGAAATCTGGTATCAAAGAAGGTTCTAAGGAAGACTTGAAGAGAGACAAAAAGAAAGGTTTCAAAGATTAATGCCCCATGATGGAATGGATTTAAATCCTAGTGTAGACTATGGAGTTACTATGGGTACTCCTAAAGACGTTGATAATCATCCTGCTAGAAACTTTAAACCTAAGACTAAGACACAATTAGGTCTAGATGCTATTGGTCCTAATAGTGGTCCTAATACTGACAAGGGAAATCTATGAGCAAGGGTAATAAACGACAGAAAGACGATAAAGCTAATATGAAGAAGCCTAAGCCTAAGGAAGAACCTAAGACAGAATTAACTGGTTTTGATGCTTTAAAGGTCTTTGATAGACCCTAATGGCGTTAATACAGGACTTACTTGATCCCGGCGTAGCAGCTATATCTGCTGCCGTCGTCACAGCAGCTATTACCATGAATCTAGCTTTCTTTCGTTGGTTAGGTAATAAATTTAATACGCTAGAACAAGAAATAGATAATCTCACAAAAGTAGATTTAGTTAGACATGAAGCTAATATTTATAGATTTGAAAGAATAGCAGTAGCATTAGCTAAATTAGGAGTTGATAATGGAACTAAAGGAAAATAAATGTCTATAATGTACATCAGGGAATACCCTGATTCTGGTATGCTTACAGGAGGTCAACCTATTCCTATAGAACCTGGTACAGATCAAGCTCCGGTAACCTTTACAGCTACTGCAGGACAGTCTGCTGCCTTCAAGAATAATACCCGAGTAGTTAGGATTGCAGTAGATGGTATAGCTTCTATTCTATTTGGAACTAATCCTACCGCTGTACTAAGTACTAATCTACGGATGTCTGCCGGCCAAACCTCAGATTTTATAGTACCTCTTGGCGCTGGTTTAAAGGTCTCTGCAGTAACTACTACGGTATAACATGGCTAGACAACATGAAGGTTATGTCTTAATTGATCATAGAGCTTCTCCCGGTACTCCAGAAGTACCTGAAGGAACTCTATTAGAAGCCGCGACGTTGCATTGCGCTCATTGCAATAGCATCGTCATAGTCAATCCGAGTCGTACTCGGCAAAGAGCAAGCTGTCTTAAGTGCGGCGATAGATATGTTTGCGATAATTGCGCTTTAGAAATGAAGCTCTCAGATTACATCCACAATCCCTACAACAAACAAATGGAAGACTTATATAGGAAAATGAATAATGGCTAAAAGACTTTTTAATTCATACAATCAAACATTCACGGCTTCCGCCGCGGGTTCAGCCGTTACCGCGGCTACTTCGAATATCATGGGTATTACCGGTGGTAATACTACCCAAATCGTTGATATTCTAGAAATTGCTGTCTCTGGTCTTGCTTCGGCTTCGACCATTGGGGCATTCCAATTTGTTCCCGTATCAACTCTTGGCACAGGAGCCTTCTCACTAGCTGCAACAGCAACTGATGGTCCTATGGTAGTCAATGCGACTGCACTAGGCACTGTAGTTTCAACTTACACGCAATCAGCAACTACTGGGGCCACCCCATCTTCATCGTCTACTGTTCCACGTCTTAATGTATCAATTAATCTGTTCGGAGGTATCTTCCGATGGAACGCTGCTCCTACTCAGCAGATTCAGATGATTGGTAACGCAGTCAATCTAGGTGCCTTCTGTCTATATAATTCATCCACAGGTGGCGGTGCAACTGGTTCTGCTAACGCGCACATCATCTACGAACCCTATTGAGAGGTATTTAAATGTCTACAATTACAATCACAGGTACCGTCACAGATTCTGTGGGGGCTACTAGTCCCTTCTCCGTTACTGCTACAGCCGATAGCTTTACGCTAACTGCTGTAGTTACTCCTCAGAATGCTCCCGTCGGAACTACTCGTAACTTAACTGTTACACCAACTGGCGGAACTGCTCCATTTACATATGGCACACCATTAGCCACAGGTATTACTTTTACTGGCGTTACTGGTCAACCTAATCAATGGACTTTCGTATACTAAGGGATAAAAATGTCTGTTACTATAACAGCAAATGCTAGAGATGCAGTAGGGGCAGTCGCAACTGCCTCTACTACAGCTACTATAACCACTTCTGGCACGTTTCCGGGTCAGCCGGGTAATCCAGTTGGACATATCCATGCGCCCGGGTATCCGGGAAGCTTGACGCCACATACACCGGCAGATGCCGACATTTCGGTGAGCGGTACTGCAACTAATCCTATTGTTTACCAGTTCAAGGATTTTGATAATGGCGCAGGCGGATTGTATGTCCCGGCATCACATATCAGATTCATAGGGTGTCGTTTTCAGTGCAGTGATCCTTCGCTCGCCGGCGCTACCAACGTCAGATGTGATGGAACCGATATAGAATTTCATTACTGCTCTTTCGTGCCGCGCGTGGCTCTCGCGGCTCAACCGCCGAATGGTGGTGGTTACACTACATGGCCAACTGCGGGCGTCGGCTTACAATATGCGCCGGAAGATATCAACAGCAATCCCAATCCGGGGCTGGTCGCGATTTGTATCCCGAGAACCTACGGGCCTCAGTATAATCTGAGTATCAATGCCGGTCCCTGCCTATGCGATCATTGCGATTTCTGGGGCTTCGCCAATTGTATTACGACGACCAATACGACGGCTCAGTTAACTTTCACTGATTGCTGGATTCATGATACTCGTTATCCGGGTCACATTACCGATCCCGGTGGTGACGACCATGGCGATGGCATTGGCTTTCTAGATGGAACGATACCGCCGCAGAATGTCCGCATCCAACACTGCACGATTTGTGCCGAGGGCAATACAAATGCCATCGCGGCGCAAGGGGGTACGCAGCCTTATCACAATTGGTCGGTGATCAATAACTATATGAGCGGTTTCGATTTCACGGTTATTTTTGGTGATGGACCGGCTGGTGGCACCAACCTGATCTTCACCGACAATATTTTGAGCACGGAAATTCCATGGACGCTTGGACCGGCGCAGGATCATGCGATGACCTTTCGTGCCAACGGCTGTCAGTGGGCACGCAATAAATTCCGTGTTCATCCCGGCACCGCGCCGACCGTCAATCAAATTGTACAATGGCAACCGTCTTGGGATGGCTATTTCGTTTGGGCCGATGGGTCGTATCACCCAACAGATTTTGTATGACCCATGGCCGTCGTCTTTGATGCCCAGGGCCATATAGATACGGGGGCCAGCACCACAGCTACATCATTAAGTGGGACGCCGATCACGGTCGGTTCGGGGGCGAATAGAGCTATTGGTGTCTGCTTAACTTTTGGTAATACGATTGGGTTGCCAACAGGAATTACAGTAACTTGCGGCGGCGTATCGATGACTGCTGTTACCGGAGCATCGGCATCCAATGGAACAGTTGCGGCCTCGGCTATCTGGTTTGCCTTGGTAAATCCCACTAGCGGAACACCAACTATTGCCGCTGCGTGGACCGGTGGCCGTTGTTGTGTAATGGGCGCGATTTCGTTCACTGGCGTTAATCAGACCGGAGGTGTGACAAGCTTTGCGCATGGTAACGGCATAGTTACAAGCGCCAACGCTACTGGTAGCATCACGATTACGAGTGCCACCGGGAACATGACGGTAGCGGCTCATGTGGATGATGGTGGTACCGCGATCAATTCGGCCAGCGCCACGCAGGACTTTATTGATCACAATGGCAATACCACTATCAATCAAGAATCTGCCATGCATCATACTGTCGGTAACGCATCCAATGTGATGACGGTAACGTTGGCGGCTGCTGACGATTCGACGGGGGCCGGTTTTGACTTTGTGGCAGCGAGCGGAGCAGCAGATATTCTTCAAGCTCAGATAATGTTATGACCTCTCGCGGTCCGATATATACTCGGCTAGATCCAATAAAACCTATCACTGGATATACTTTCAGTGAAATTCCGGCTAGAATTCCTCCGCCGAATAAACCTTTAAATCAGACAGATTTTCCTAATCCAGTTCCTTTCTTTAGAATAGAACAGACTTGGGTTAGTCAAAGAACTCCACCTCCTCCTCCTAATAGGCCCTACAATCAATACGATTGGCCTAATCCAACTCCACCAAATCGTATTGAACAGACGACTATAAATAGCTGGATTCAGCTTAATAAGTCAAAATTACCATTCAATACTTATGATTGGCCAATACCACGTCCTAATAATCGTCTAGATGAAACGTGGACGTTAGGTTTAATACCAAATGTCATACCGTTTAATCAAACAGATTGGCCTACGCCTAAAGGCTATTCTCGTCTAGATGAGACTTGGATTAATCCAGGTATAACATCCCAGATTATACAAGTACCATATAATCAGTATAGTTGGCCTTTACCGCCTTCTATACCGACTTTAGGACAGACTTGGACTGTAGCGGGTACTCCGGCAAACATTCCACCTCCAAGCCAGCCTTTTAATACTTATGACTGGCCAGTTCCGAAGGGTTACTATCGTCCTGATGGAACATGGATTAATCCAGGACAAACTCAAGGTCCGGTATTCTTCCCATTAAACCAATATGATTGGCCTAATCCAAAGATACCATATCGTTTAGATGCAACTTGGATTGCAACTCCAGTTGTAATTCCACCGCCTAATCAGCCATTTAATACATATGATTGGCCAGTACCTAGAGCAAATTATCGTCCTGATTTAACTTATACATTAGGTCTAATACCCAATGTAATACCATTTAATAGTTACGATTGGCCTAATCCTAGAATTCCTCAACCTATTGATCCTACTCAGATCAATCAAGGACCAGGACTTCTAATACCGGTAGCTGCACTACCTTTCAATCAGTCAGATTGGCCCAATCCTGTGGCACCGTACCGTTTAGACCAAACTTGGTCTTTTGTTCCAGTAACTATTCCTCCTCCAAATTTACCTTTCAATCAAACTGATTGGCAAGTTTATCTAGATAAGCTTAGAGCTACAGATTTCATTCCGCCCAACTTAGCGTTGGTTCTAACTCCAGTTCCTCTTGTAATTATTACCCAAGTTGGCGGTAAGAGATGGCGAGAGGGTCTAGCGGAGATGGCAGAGAGGCATCACCTTCATGCAGCGCTTTCTAAGATGGGTGGACATGCTAGAGCCCAAGCTTTAACTGCTAAACAACGTTCCAATATAGCTTCTAAAGCTGCAACAACTCGTTGGACCAGAAAATGAAAACCGGCAAGCATGCAACTCAAATTCAACCAAAACCGGTAAGCATTAGTAAATTTGCCAAGATATTAGGAAAACTAGGTGGTAGGCCGAAAAAAGAAACCTCTGTCGGATATACAACAAAGAAGACAGGAACGTCGTTTAGAAGCTGAATCTTCCTTAGTATCCTTCATCAATTTAGTTCATCCAAAAAGATTACTCGGTAATATCCATCGTGAAGTTATCTCTTGGTGGACCTCAGGAGAAGCTAAGTCTCATCAATTACTATTGTTACCTAGAGACCATATGAAGTCAGCTCTAGTTGCTTATAGGGTTGCTTGGGAATTAACTAGAGATCCTACCTTACGTATTCTATATATTTCATCTACTTCTAATTTAGCTATTAAGCAATTGAAGTTTATTAAAGATATATTTACAGATGATGTATATAGATTATATTGGCCAGATATGGTCTTAAAAGAAGAGGCTAAAAGAGAGAAATGGACAGAGAGGGAAATATCTTTAGATCATCCTAAACGTCGAGAGGAGTCTATTCGTGATCCATCCATCTTTACTGCTGGACTTACTAGTAACATTGTTGGCATGCATTGTGATATTGCCGTCCTTGATGATGTGGTAGTACAAAGTAATGCTTACCTCGAAGAAGGACGACAAAAAGTAATAGATCAATATTCTTATTTGTCTTCCATTGAAACTGTTAATGCTCAAGAATGGGTGGTAGGAACTAGATATCATCCTAAAGATTTATACTCAAGTTTGTTAGAAATGGAAATAGACGAATACGATGAAATCGGTAATAAAAAAACTTCTAATCCTCTTTTCGAAAGTAAAGAATATCCTGTTGAAACCGCCGGTGATGGTTCAGGACAATTCCTCTGGCCTAGACAACAAAGATCCGACGGTAAATGGTTTGGTTTCGACCCAGACATCCTTGCCACTAAACGAGCCCAATATCTCAATAAAATCCACTTTAGAGCCCAATACTACAACGATCCCCATGACGTCGATAGTTCCCCCATCAGTCGAGAACTCTTCCAATACTACGATCAAAACTACCTCCTCCGACGAGACCATCACTGGTTCTTCAAAAGGGAACGTATTAATATCTGCGCTTCCGTTGACTTCGCTTACTCCACTGGTAAAAAGTCTGATTTTACCAGCATTGTTGTTCTTGGTGCCGATGGCCTACATAATTATTACGTATTGGAAATAGATCGGTTTAAAACAGATCGAGTATCCGATTACTTTAATCACATCTTAAAATTATATGATAAATGGGGTTTTAGAAAGATTAGATGTGAGGTTTCAGTCGCACAAAAAGTTATTGTAGAAGACTTGAAAGAAAACTACATCCGAAAGAATGGCCTCTCTCTTAGTATCGACGAATATCGTCCGAGCAGGTGGCAAGGTTCAAAGGAAGAACGTATCTTCTCTATTTTAGAACCTAGATATGCCAATAAACAAATATGGCACTACCCTAGTGGTAATTGTCAAGTCCTAGAAGAAGAATTAATTTACAGCAATCCTGCCCACGATGATATCAAAGATGCATTGGCATCTGCGATAGATTTCGCGGTACCTCCGATAGATTATTACAGAATGAGCAAAAGCAAAGTACCTGAGTTTACCTTCCATTCTAGATGGGGCGGTGTGGCATGACCGGTAAGGTTATGGCCCTGGAGAATATCATTTCTCCAGATTTACTCGCAACTAGACTTACAGAACGCTATATACAATGGGATACCCTCCGACAAGTAGCTAAGAATGATTGGGAAGAAGTAAGACGCTATGTCTATGCAACGGATACTACCCAGACTTCAAATGCCTCCCTTCCTTGGAAGAACAAGACGACAGTCCCTAAACTTTGCCAAATCCGAGACAATCTATTTGCCAACTACATCGCCACATTATTCCCCAAACGTAAATGGTTAATCTGGGAACCTGAGAACGAAGATGCTGCTGATGTTGAGAAACGTGATGCCATCATCAATTACATGACATGGACGATAGAACAGCCTACCTTTAAATCTGAGATGGAAAAGATCATTCAAGATTACATCGACTTCGGTAATTGTTTTGCTACGGTAGAATGGGTAGATCAAAGAGTAGAGCAACTAGATAAAACTCAAGCTGGTTATGTCGGCCCTGCGGTTCGTCGTATTAGTCCATTAGATATAGTATTCAATCCTACTGCTGAAAACTTCATGCAGACTCCTAAATTAGTCAGGTCCCTAATCTCCATGGGTGAGCTGAGAGATTTATTGGGTAGAATGTCTAATGATGAAAATCAAGCTCAATATGAAGCATTATTTACTTACTTAAAAGAAATTAGATTTCATGCCAGACAGTTCCAAGGAGATTGGATCCAAAAGGATCGTCTTTATTCCATGGATGGCTTCACTAACTTCCGCGCTTATTTATTGTCTGACATGGTTGAAGTCTTAACTTTCTACGGAGATTGGTACGATCCTTATACGGACGTCTTTGAAAAGAATCGTGTTATTACGGTGGTCGACAGACACAAGCTGATCGAGAATAAACCTAATCCGTCTTTCTTTGGCTATCCGCCGATTGTCCATTCTCCCTGGCGCCGTAAACAAGATAATCTATGGGGACAAGGTCCATTAGCTAATCTAGTTGGCATGCAGTATCGCATGGACCATATCGAGAATATGGCTGCAGATATCTGGGACTTAGTTACCTATCCAGTCCAGAAGGTCAAGGGTTTCGTAGAAGAATATGTCTGGCAACCAGGTGAAAAGATCTTCGTCTCTGAAGAGGGTGATGTTGAATTAGTTCAACCTGAAGTTCAAATCATGCAATCTGATATGAAGATTGAAAAGCTTCAAACTCAGATGGAAGAGTTTGCGGGAGCCCCTCGAGAAGCTATGGGCATTCGGTCCCCGGGTGAAAAGACAAAGTACGAAGTACAACGTCTGGAGAATGCCAGCTCCCGCATGTTTCAAAATAAGATTAACCAGTTCTCTGAACAAGTTCTGGAAATGCTACTTAACTACATGCTTGAGTTAGCTCGTAGGAACTTATCAGGTGCACTAACTATAAAGGTATTTGATAATGATCTCAATGCTACCACGTTCCAAAC